AAAAGATTCCAATTAGAAATAGTACTGTTATAGGCGTATTCGAGTTCTTCTCGTTCATATTCTCCAAGGTGATAAGACCTACCTAACGAGGCAGACATCAATCCTAGAGCCGTCCTACGGTTAGATTCTTCAAGTGCCAAGTAACCGACCCGCTCTCCTCTGTTGAGAAGATGACTTGCAAGACTCCTACAGAACGAGGATTTTCCTGTACCAGATCCTGCAGTAATGGTGACAAGTTCTCCGTACCGTATACCGTGCAGCTTTCGCTGTAGTCCTTGAAATGGGTAGTCATGATCAGCGGGGGGTGTAGGTGTAGTGATTAATTCAAGTAAAGTTTTGGCATCAACGATACCATCTGGTCTGTATGTCTTTGCATCCCAGATTGCTCGTCTAATTGCCTCGGAATCGCCAGCTTGTAGTGCATCAGAAGCATCTTTATACTTCTCAAGCCTTGCAATCTTTGCTTTTCCAGGGGGTAGTAGCTCTGCACATTCTTGTGCTGCCTGTCTACCCGCTTCGTCATTGTCAAAGAATAAAACAACCTCATCATAGCTTTGAAGGAGGTCTAGAACTCTTTGTAATGACTTCTTTGCAGCCTTTGCACCATTTGGTATGGATACATGAGGCCATTTGGGTTGTGCTTCCCATCCAGAGGCTGCATCGAGCTCTCCTTCGTATATGGTAAGCCTTGTACCCTTATCTGGGAATAAATTTTGCCCAAAAAGTTGATGGTCAGCATTACTGCCCTCCATCCAGAAGCCTTTGTCCTTTGTTTTGACCTTTGCAGCACATACTTGACCGTTTTTGTCAAAATAATGCATGCGTAAAGTGTCTCCGTCCTTGTGGATACGGTATTTGCGACAGGTTTCTTCCGATAAACCTCTTTTTCTTAGTTTAGTAGGTGTACCTTGTAGCATAATTGGTTTTTGCGGTCTTTCACAATCATCACGTGGCTGCCCGCTATCAAAGTGGTTACATACAAAACAATAAGTATGTCCATCAGAATATACGGAATTACCGTCTGACGAACCACACTCAGGACAGCTGGTGTGATGTAGGAAGGTTGATTCATCTGAGCCAGTCGATTGGGATTGCATAATAGGCACACCAAGGGAATCCATTGCGTTCAGCCCACTTTGCATATGTAGTTTTTGAGTTTTTTGAGATCTTGTTGTAGGGTGCTTGGAAGATCAAGCGTATATCTAAATCAGGATTAGACTTCTTGACTGCTTTCATCTTACGTCTTTGGTCAGATGGAAAGTAACCTTTAGCCTCGAAGTATACATCCCCAACTTTGAAATCAGGAATGTATTGTGCTTCGATCTCGTATGAAATCTTCTCAGACTCATACATGTACTCAACGTCTAGTTCCTCTAGTAAGTCAGCAACCTGTTCTTCCAGTTTGCTACGCATTAGAAATCATCGTCAGGTTCTACAGAGCAAGGGCTTGCATCAACATTAGGTTCCTCGACCTTAAAACCTTTTGACTTACCAAATAAATCGGATGCTTCATCAGCTGTCATGTCACCATTGTCAACAACTCCAGCTCCGCTGTTAAGACTAACAACTTGTACTGCTTTCAGTTTTAATGATGTACCGATGTCACCGCTTGGTAAAACATATGGTTTTTGGAAGAAAGCTAGTTTAACTTTACTACCACTGTAGATCGGTGTGTCTGTATCTTTTATCTGAGTTCCTTCTGTGTCAACAACAACAGGAAATACCTTGTCGCCATCTCTCCAGCTGAAACGTATGTGATATGTACCTTGGTTGTTGTCTAGCTCTTCCCAAGGCTCAGGCTTGACTGTTACCCTTTTAGGGTTCTTAGCCTTGCTCCTAGCCCATTCAAGAGCTGACTCACGCTCTTCTTCAAGTTTAGATATGAGATCATCTTGAACAAGTGCGGATAGTTTGTAGCCCCATTCTCCTGCCTTGAGGATTGCTTGAAAGCCATCAAGAGTGACAGGATTAGGAGTGACATAGGTGGTTGCCATAATTAACAGAAAAAATAGGTGGAATTTGAAACAACTTTAGGGTCTAGTGTTCCAACGATTGGCGGTGGCTCTGAGGCATTGATGGTTTCTGCGAACTTCGAGAGCCAACATTCCTCGGAAAAGATATTGGTGTAGGTTTCTCGCACAAGGCGATTGAGTGTTCCCATGTCTCCTGCTCTGCAAAGAACAGAATCATGGATAACTGTGAATGGTTCATCAAATTGCATAAATGATCTGTGAAGGATCGAAGCATCGAATGAATGAATATAATTAGGTGCAGTGCTTGACTTATGTTTATTAGGACTAGCTGTAACTTTACCTGTTGGTATCCTTACACTTGTACGTCCTAACAACTGCAGCTCCATCCTCATGGTTTCAATGTCGTCTCTTCTTTGATTAACAACAAAACCAGAGGGTGTAACCCACTGTACCTCGGTAGCACCATTTCTGATGTACTGTCCGACATGCTTCTTTATCCATCGCATTACCCTCATAGGCCCTGGCACGACTGCATCCATGCTATTGTAAACAGCATTTACAACTTGTGTCAGCTCGTCTTTTGTAGGGTCGATGTTGTTTTGGAGTAACGCTTCACGTATGTACTTACGACTACTATCCTTAGTAGCGTTGTATGGTATGGTCATCACCGTGCGTTTGCACACGGATCTGGTCATCCAAGGGTGCATGTATGCTGGGAGAAACTCTTTAGCCTTTTCAGCCACCGCTTTGTATGCGTCACTAGGTTTACTACTAGGGACAACATTGACAAGTTCTGCAGTGCTACGATCTTTGGCTAGACCTGCTAAGATCTGTAAGCCTGAGCATGTTGCATCTACTGCAACCATAAGACCAGTAGTTGGCTTGTCTTTTTTGACACAGCAATGGTAGTACTCATGACACGCTGCCATGAACTGCCAAGGTTCTTCTACCGACTCCCATTCAGACAAGTATTGAACTGGGTCAGTAGCAACTTTAGTAATCAACTCAATATTCTCAGACACCCATTGATGTCTGTCCTCTAGTGTACATTTATCTAAACCAAAAGTTGTAGCTACTTGAAAAGATAACCACAGCTCTGCTTCATCTGTCACACTAGACTCCTCAGAGAATCTTAGTAATGCTTTACCAAAGTCTGTGTCTTGAGGTGTGAGGAAAGCTGGTATGGGGTATGCTCTGCCCCTGTAGTCAAAAGACCAGCAGAGATAAAAAGATTCACCTCTAAATTTTTCAGCTGCCTCTAATTGTGTACGTGTTCTGACTGATCGTTTGAAATTGATACGGTCAGCATTGTACGACTCAGCCATAGCTCGTCTCCAAGCTAGATTGGCATTGTCATCTTCATCCGCATTTGGTGGACGTGGTGGTTTAAAGGCTGGTGATATAGGTATAAACTTACCTATTACTCTACCTCTACTCCTCATCTCATCTGCCACTTGCAGTACATGAAGATTTACACAGTATTGCACCCGCTGTAACTTGTTTAAAAAGTTAATAGGTGCTTCCCCGTGTTTAATGGTGGGGTTGCCTTTTCTAGTAAGATCATGACCTTTCATCATACGGTTGGTAAGGTATCCACCGTAGATAATCTGACCATTCTCATCGTACCCCCAATCGTCTGGGTGTACTAGCATAGGCCAAGGTATACCTGCAAACAACTCAGCTGTTTTGATAAGTTGTTCACGTTTTTCATTGAACACAGGAGTTGGAGCAACTTTGTACTCCCACTTCTTGCGGTGGGTCTTACGTTTGCTAATCATGAACCAGCCTGTGCTGTCCATAACTGCAGTCAGCCCCCACTTTCCAAGAGAGATCTTTGTCTTTGTACCCCATGCCTCCCAACGAATACCACGCTCGCCAAACTTTTGGCTTGCAATGATCTGCTTCTGCATTGTGCCACAAGCATCGTGAAAGTAAGTGTCCGCAATGTATTTCATCAATCCAGGATGGTGCTGTTTGTACCATCTGAATTTACACTCTGTCTCTAGTGCAGAGCCTATTGCGTTCATTGTTGGTGTAATAAGATCTGATTGTCTCTTGTTACTGAACACCCTGTCAAAAGTTATTTTGAGAGCTATTGTAGCTATCGCCAAGGGTTCGAGATCGTCAAGGTATAATCCTATCTCTCGATAGAACTTACCAGCTTGTCCAATACGTAGTTTGTGAAACGTATCTTCAATAGTCTTGACGAGATATGGAAGAGCCTCTCTGATTGAGGACACCCCATACACGCTTGCGGAAGCGTAGGATTTCTCCTCTAATTTCTGCATGGAGTCGTGCAGCCTTTGTCTCCCACAGCTGATCGCTTCCTGTTCGAGAAGGAACTGTCTGTGTAGGTTTGTATGCGTCACCATAAGCTAGAAAGAGAGAGTATTCGTAGTCATCAAGTCGATCAATTTGTCGTTGGGTCAGGTTAGATGTCATAAGATTTACACTGTTGTTCGTATGGAAATACTTTACAGTACTCCTCCATACTGTTGAAGGTACGCCAGTTTGGTAGGTAGAAACCTAGCTCAAATTCTGGGTTGCGTTTAGTAATCAACAGCCCTTGAGCTGCTAGGATTACCATTAGGTTGTCAATGATAGGAGGGCCACAGGGATCTATTTCTAGCATCACCTCACCAGTGTCATCATTGATGTAGTAGCCGAGTCTGTCAAGAATCTCGGAGAGGTCACATGGGTTCATGGTATTTCGGTTTGGGTGTCCATTACAGCATTGCCAGTCATCACGATGTAGTCGTCATCATTCATAAGTAGACCTTTCATGTAACGCTTTGCTGCATTGGCTTGACGGTATGCCCTTTCTTGTATTGTGCCATCCTGCTTGACTGCTCGGACGACACATACATAGGCTGCTGGGAGATCCCACGTGAGAGCTGCTTCGTGTCCCATGTCAAATGTAACTTGGGTCAGTTCGTCAGTTGCTTTCCACTTGTTGAGTTCTCTAATACGATTATCGAATGGGTCGGGACGTGCCATGATTGATACCTAAATTTGTCACTTGGGTTGTTGCGGTGGTTTGCTGCGATGATGGAGACTAGAGTCATTGGGATAATCCACCAAAAGAACAGCTGCTCGCAGGTATCTTTCATATAAGCTCATCCTCGAATCGTTTGTTGGCAAGCTCGATTTGCTTGTCCTCATCAAGGTAGGGGAAAGCCTCCTGGATTTGCTCGAACAGGTCTAGCAGCCTTTCTTCGTGGTGTAGTGTACTCATCTGTCTAAGTCCTTTTCTTGTTGTAAGTTTCTGAGGTTGTGTGTTTCAATCTTGAACTGCTCATCATTTGCAGGTCTGTCCATAATGCGGGCAAGTCTACATAGTACAGCTTCTTTGCTATCAAATACACCTAGTAGCATATCATCCATTGTGTATGGACTTACACGTACGAGTGTGTAAACGATTGGGTCATCAACAGCATCAAAGGTCTTGATGTATTGGTCAGTTTTGGTGGAATTAGCCATGTGATTGGAGCCATGTAAGTGAGCGGTGCATAGTTGCTGGGTCATCGTCAAATTTACCAAAGGCTACGTTGCATGAATCGCATATGTAACCTCTAAACTTGTCAGTTTTGTGGTCATGATCGAGTACCCATTTGGTGGTATGCCTACCACATGCTGGACAGTCTCCAGCTGGAGGTACAGGGTGGTTGCGTCTCAGTCTGCGTCTGACTGTCGCTTGCTTGTTGGAGCAATGTTTGCAAGTATTTTTTCTACCTGCTCCCTGAGTGCTAAATAGTGGGAACTCTTCCAGAAGTTTGAGCTGTCCGCACTCTTTGCATTGTTTTGCTTTACCATCTTTGTAGGCTTGAGCAATAGTACTAGAGACAATCAGCATAGTAATTGGTGTAGATTACTTCATCTGCAAGATGACCTAGACCTGCATCGTCTAGTATGTCGTAGATGTCTCTACCATCTTGGTCAAACTCAACAGTTATGGTGTTGGCGGTTGATGGGTTGTAGTTGTACCCTGCCTCCAAAATGGAGGAGGATACAGACTTGTCGAAAGTAACAGTCATTGTGTGGCTGGACATTAGTTAAGGACAGGTAACTGAGGTTCTTGCACAAGTCTAACCTTGGCAAGTTTATGTTTGTAAAAAGATGCAGGTGTGATCTCTCTGCACTTGACACCTTTAGCCTTACAGTTGGCATTGACCCAGAAGCCAAGGCTCATGTTTGGCTGTGCAAGTAGGTTGGCAATAGCCTTACGAGATACGTTGTTGTACTCATAACGTGTGCCTGTTAAAAACTCAACGATGGCTGTGCCTGTGAGTGGTGATACGTCAATGGATTTAACGCATGTAGAAGTTCTTGCTTTTGGTTGCATAGAGCTGATAGATGATGGTGAACAGGAGGGTGAGGCCCTCATCCAACATATTAGCTATGCTGGAGGAGAACGTCAAGCTCCTTGATGCGACCCAATGGAATTGTTGCGGTTTGCGGACATATGGTGTTACCCAATGCCTTCAGACGAGCCACCCGATTGGATAACCCTGCATCTCCTCGACAAAGTGTGGGTTGAGATTCATACCCTCGCCAGTCTGGGTCGAGTGTGTGTGGTTGAGGACGCCAGCCAATCGGTATTTTTTGGCTGCCTTCTCGTAGTTCATATTGTCCCCGCTGTCCTTGTAGTCTCTGGCTGTAGGTGTGGGTAGTGTCAGCCTGTCTTGTAGGTTCAAGCTGTGGGATTTTCCGTTGCTGCATAGCCTTCTGCCGTTGGGCGTCAACTTGGCGTTTGGATGGGCGATGGTATCTTGGGTCGTTGGCGTAGGCAATAATCCACACACGCTCTCGTTTGTGACAGGCTCCCACGTCTGCAGCTGATACAACTCCCCATTCCGCATTATACCCTGCTTTGGCAATTTGAAAGAGGACTTCTTGGAACGTCTGCCCGTCTTGGTGACTGAGTAGATGTCTAACATTTTCAAATAGGATGAATCGAGGTCGAACTTGCCGAGCAATACGGATGACTTCATAGAACAGGGCTGATCGTGTACCGTCTTGGAGTCCTGCTTGGCGTCCTGCAATACTGAGATCTTGGCAAGGAAATCCAGCTGTGATGAGATCGAACTCACCGAATTTGAATGATGTGTCATAGGTTGTGATGTCGTCATGAATAGGCACGTCAGGGAAGTTCTTGCGTAGAACCTGCCGACAGTATGGGTCGATCTCTACAAACTGTTTGGTTGTAAAGCCTCCGAGCATGTCACCTGCTAGAGCGAACCCACCTATGCCTGAGAATAGGTCTAGTACTTGCATTGTGGATGTTTGTGTCTGAGTCTGCGATATTCAAGATACTGGATGGCTTGCTGTACTTCGGGAGGCACAGCATCCCACTTGAGTCTAGTTGTACCGTCTGGAAGTACGACTAAGTCCTTTGACTGTGTCGAAATACCATCGTTCGACTTCTTGCGTGGGAAATTGGTAGTGTCTGTCATGTAAATCAGTGAGAACGGATAGAAGAACTGGGTCGTTGATTACCTCATCGTTGACGAATACGGAGCCGTCAAGGATTGGCATTAGTGTAAGTTGTTTAGTAGTCATTAGACTCCATAGATACGTTTGTGAGTTACCCACGTTATAGCTTGAATGTCAGCGGGTGTAAAGCACTCGCCAAGCTCTTCATTGATGAATGTAGTCGCATCAACATAATCAGTCTTGATTTGTTGGCGTAGCTTTTTACCAATGTTAGGCACTTGCTTCATTGTGAGACGTTGACCGAACCATACGGAATAGGCATGACCGTCAATGCACACATCGTTGAGCATAGGATTTGTAATGCAGTTGAAGAACTCGATGATCTTAGGGCCATTGAGTATGTCAACTATATTACTGTCATGTCGATATGCAGGAATCTCTCTAGTAAGAATAGCTAAAGCTTTCTCTTGCATTTTCGTGTAGGTACAAACCTTCACAGCCAGGATGTCCTCATCTGTACCGCCAGCCGACCAACATTTGATCATGGCTTCAGCGTCAATGATGTTACGCTCCCAGCGATTGTTTGGCGATAATGCAGCGATGACACCTGCGACAGTCTCGATAGACAAATCATATTTATCAGCGATACGACCTGCTATGTTTAGAGCTGACCTGTACCAGTCACAGCCGAGCTGTACTTCTTGCGATGTAGCTAGTGTGAACTTGGCAACGATCTCTCGTGCATTAACGCTCAACTGAGCGTATGTCATAAGTAGTTAGAATACCTCCGTAGTAAATGGATGGGCTAGGCTGACTATACCTAGTAATTTATAGTCCATAAGCGACTTACATACAATGAACAATGTAATGCGATTTGGCTTAATTACAATCTAGCGAATCATTTTTGTTTGTCAAGTATCAATTAATTTGTCTGTTAATTAGTGACTGATTGAGTGACTTGATTAATAAATGAATTGCTTGGTTGCTTTGACTCCATATTGCCTCGGATTCAGCAACTATGCAACCCCTAAGCTACAAATATGTTGAAATAAAAATATACTTGCAAACCGCTCAACCTATGTTACCCTCATATCTATTTATGAACTAGAGCCGTGATAGTGAATTTCTTTTTTACCCTATAGTACAAATGTATTGTGACAATCTAGAAATTGACATGTGACACTTTGTAAAGATACACTGTGGATTTTGTAACAATTCGCAATTCATTGAAATATTTATATATAACCCATTGAAACATATAAACAAATAACGTCAAGACCCTAGTCATAGACAGATGTCTGGACACTTTTATATGTTTTGAAATCCCCGCAATATGCCGAGCTAGCACATTTTGAAGCAGTGTCAAGATGATTGTGAGGATCCCAGCAAAAATAAAAAGTCCCCGCAAGTTAGGTATAAATACTCTTGACAGTACGTATGTACTAGGAGCCGTGCGGGGGTCTTACGCAGAAACGCATACCGCTAAATCCCCACAAACAATTTTGTCAAAATTTAAGACACCCTATTTCTTCCATATTCTGTTGAGATGCTGTCTTTGCAACTCTGTTTTTATTTCGGCTAAGGTTTTTAGTGGCCAACGGTTAAATTTTAGTGCTATTCTAAATCTTTTATACCATCTACTTTTTTTCAACCTCTGCCATGCTTGTTGTATAGTCATGGTCGTGCAGTACGTAGGTGCTATAGTGTAGTAGTAGGGTGGTAATATACAGCACGAGCGGGTAACTCGTGTAGAAGAGGGAGTATTTCATCCCTCTTGACCGCTGTTTCCACCCACGAGGAGCACCACTTCCCCGTGTATAATGGTGGGGTTAGTCACATCCAAGTCATATCATCGCCTGTAGCTAGTCCTCGTGCCTCTTTACGCTGGTCTAAATCCAACCCAAGTACCATATGGTTAGCTTCAGCTTGAGGGTCATCCATCCACGCTTCTAGGTGGTCTAACCACTCATCTCTTCGTCTGTCTTTTATCTGTTGTTGAGCGGATATTGCGAGGGCATCTGTAAACCATTTAACGCCTTGGGCGAGAGAGTCGATTCTGTCATCGTGTCTAACAGCCCCTCGTTCTCTGCACATTCTGCTGATTTGGTAAGCAAGCATATATTGGAATCTATTTTCAGTCGCCTCATCTGCATTACTTTGATAATCCCATTTAATGACGGCAGGATCGACAACAAGCCTATGCTGGTTAAAAACAGGCTCAAGGCTATCAATAATACGGTGCTCTTTCCTGACATTTGCTCTAGTCTCCTCTATGTTAATGTTTGTTTTTGTCGTCTGACAATGTTTTCTAAATAGCTCTGATACAATACCATCGCCAAAGTTGCTCTCGATGAGCAGCGTACTCGCATCATACTTTCTACATCTCCTTAATATGTCTAATAATGTACGGTCACTGTAACCGTCTCTAGTAGCGTAGATTTCATGCAGGTATATAAAACCATTCAACTGCGATAGAAAGCATGCTACAGTCTCGTCTGAGCCCCTTCCAGAGGGGTCTACCGAGCATATAGTCTCTGCATACTCAACCCAGTCACCTTGTACCTGCATTGGGCTGTACCAATAGTCTCCTGGTAGCCCCGCACACGGTAAATCTTTGATAATATTGTCTGGACTAGAACACCAAATGATGTTTTCGGGTGCATGTGTGGGGTTTACGGGTGTAATTATTAGGTCTGCAAACTTTAATGGAAACTTTTCTGCATCAGACAGTGTAGTGTCTAGCATAAACTGCAACATAAAGTTGCTACGTCCCATAGATGCTTCTCTATCTAGTAAGTCCTCCTCTTTAAACCTTGTATCTGTAGGCAGCCAAGCCATGTCTTTTTGTTCTAGGTCTTTAGCTAGTTGCGGTGCAAGCAAGCCGTCATACATAGCTACCTTGCGAGGGTATCTAGCTGGCCATACAAAGGGTCTATAGCTACGTTCTCGTAGTTTATTGTAGACAGTAAAAGTGGTTTGAGGAGTTCCCAAGAACATAATCCTAGAATCACGCTTAGGAGTAAGGATAGACTCACATTCAGTAACCAACTGTAAAAGTTTTTCACGTTGTAACTCTGTCATACTGTT